ACAATAGCTGGGTTAATTGTTTAATTTAAATATTGTTTTGCACCTTTTTAATCAGTCTTAAATCGATGTTTAGGCGTGTGCTTGCCCCATCTATTGTGTAGCATCCGCCTTTGTGCGGTTAATATATCGGATAATTAGGTTTAATTATTTTTTGGTAATGAGTAGGAAATATTCTATCATTATTTACAAAAAAACTTTCCGTTTCTTTTTCAAATTCTCCAAATTGGATTCTACCTATTGCGTTAGTTACATAACATTCGAGGTCTTTTTTTGGTAAATCACTTTCGATATAAATCTTAACCCAACCATTATTATTGTCAATTCCTTCAAGCGATATTGGTCTTTGTTTAACTTTTGAAAATTTAATTTCACATACATCAAAATAAGGAATCAAACCCCTATGTTTTTCTTTGCAATTTAACCATCCATTTTCATCGACATAGCCCTTGAATTTATCCCAATACTCTCCGTATGCGTCTTGTATTTTTTCTTGTTTTGTCATTTCAATTATTTTTAAAAATTGTCTTGTGCTTGGCTGCATCTGTAATAATTCACAGCAAAAGTCGTAAACCGTGCATCCGTAAAATAGTATCGGCTTTTATTGGTTGTTAGAATTTAGCAGTAACACTTGACTTTCTAGGAGTTGATGAAACTTTTTCCACCATAACTCCGTTTTCGTCATAAATTTCATTTTTAGATTTATAAGCAATTTTTAAAAGCTCTTCGCGTTCTTTTAGTTCGTTAAAAATATCTAAATAAATTGCATCGTCTTTGTAGTTTAAAGTTTCACCACCGTTAACTGGATTAAATTCTATTCCTAAAACTTTTTGTTTAGGTTCGTCTATAATGTGACTCTTAAACTTTACTACAGCACTTGAAATTACTTGCTCTAAACGTATTAAATTAGAGCCTAATTCCATAATATTAACTTCTCCAGAATCTAATACACTTTGTATTAAATCTTCACCTGTTTTGATAGCATCTTTTTTAGTAAATGTGCTATCATAGAGAGCCGTCATTTGTTCGGCTCTCATTTCAAAAAATTGTAGTTTAGACATCTTTTCTTAATTCAGTTAGTTTATCTTCTAAGTTTAATACTTGTACTTGCGTAGCATTCAATTTTCCTTCTTCAATTGCGTTCAAATATTTTTCAATAGTTGCAATATCAGTAATTAATAATTTATCAAACTGTTTATCTGATAATGTTTGAATTGGTTTTGCTGTTACAGGCTCAACTACTTCCACATGAGGGATATCCTCTGTAACTTCTGTCATTTCTTCTGGGACATAAACAGCCATTTGGAATACATCAGGACAAAACCATTTTTGACCGTTAGACATTGCTCTAGCATAAAGCATATTCTTAGGGAACTTATCTAAATTTTTTGTGCCTTGCTTTTTTGCATCTTCAATAGTAAAAGTTGAATTTCCTATTAATTCTTTTCCTTCAAAGTAATCAATAGAGCAAACTTTTTCATTCTTTTCTTTTACCTTAAAATCGTATTTTAAACTTCCTTTAACGCTTGATGCTATTACTCCAGCTCCAAAAGTTGGTTTACCCATAATTACGTTAATTCCAGACATTGCAGCAAATGGTGCTAAACCAATTTCTTGTCCAGCCTGTATTTTAACAAATGCTTGTGCAACGCTTTTAGCATCAGTAAACATTCCACTTTCAACAAACATTTTTGACATGTTCATTATATCGTTAACCGGCATTATTTGTATCTCATTTCTCATTTTATATACTGATTTAAAATTTCTTGTTTTTCTTTTAGTTGATTATAAGTTAGCGTTCCGAATACCGCCAAACATTGTTCAATTTCGGCTAACTTTTCTAATTGATAGATTTTATAGTTTAGTCTTTGGGTTTCTATTTTTAACTTTTCTTTCAAAGATTCAGTTTCATAAATCACTATTTCCGCTTCCACTTCTATTTCGTTAATAGGATTCAGAGGATTATGTTCGTTGTATGTGTCCATTATTTCTTATTTAAAAATTCAAAACATAAACTATTTGCTAATTGATTAAATTCTAAAGCGTTTTTATTGTCTCCTGTGATTTTTTGATAAATATAAGAAGGCATTATATTAGCTAATGAGTGAAAAAAATCATTTAAATCTACCTTATTAATATCTATGAAGTTTTCGTTATCTTCATCTTTTATTAATTCTGATATAGCTAATATTAATTTACTGGTTATTTCTTCTTTTTTCATAATTAAAATGGTAAATCATCAGCGTTAGGAATCTCATTTGAATTTTCTTCAAGTGGTTTTGGTGCTTGTTGCACGCTTATCTTAAGATTACCAAAATAAACCTTGTCATCTTTAGTGGCATCTTTAAATGAAGTCTGAATACTTGCATCATTTCCGTATTGGTCTTTTTCGTCATTTATCCAGACATTTAAGTTAAGATAAATTTTACCGTTATCCGCTTTACTAAACGCCTTATTTCCTGCTTTAGCTAATTCTAATAATTTTGAGAAGTCTAAACTTCCGTACAATAATTTACTCATAATTTCTATATTTTTTTGTGTTAAACTTGAAGCAAAGATAAACTATAATTTGAGTTAAAAAAATATTTTACGTTATTTATAATCAGTTTAATTAATATTTTACTATTGTTTAATTGATATTTTATTGTATTTTTGCTTAAACTTAATAAGGTAAAATTATGAACAGAGAAATAAAATTTAGAGCGTGGGATAATGTAAATAATAATATGGGATTAAATATTCAACATTTAGATTCGTTGAATGAGTATTTGCATAAAGAGAAATATAGTATTATGCAATTCACAGGACTAAAAGACAAAAACGGAGTTGATATTTATGAGGGGGATATTGTTGTTTGGAATGTTAATAATATAATTAGAACAGCAGAAGTTTATTACGATGAATTACAAGCGTCTTTTTGGATGGGTAAAAGTAAAGAAAATGGATTCCTTACATTTAATGATTGGATGCGTGGAGAACATGAAATAATAGGAAACATTTACGAAAATACAGAACTTTTAAACAAATAACTATGGCAAGACCAACAAAATCACACGAAGATAAAAAAGCATGGCTTGGGTCATTCGTACCAAACAAAGTAATCGATTTAATAGGTCGTAAACGTTGCAAGGAGATTGCAGAAAATGCGGTAAATAAAGAGTATAAACGATTGATGAAAAAATAAATAGTTATGAGCGAATTTAAAGGAACAAAAGGGAAATGGGAAGTAGGAGACGGAATACCTAATGGAATAGATAATTTAAAAGGCAACATTCAAATATTAAGTAGTTGTGATTTTAGCTGGGATATTGCTTGTGTATTTAAAGATGTTTATTTTAGTAATAAAGATAACATAGCAGAAGCCAACGCAAAATTAATTGCATCAGCTCCAGAAATGTTGGAAATGTTGAAAAATGTATTTTCTTATTTTGAAGACAACCAAGAGAAAGTAGGTACCCCAGAAATCATGTATCAAATAGAAAACCTAATCAAAAAAGCGACTGAGTAAATGAAAAATTCTGTAGAAGTAGGGAATGAATTAAGCCTGCATATAAGAACAGTTATTAATCGAGCGTCTAGGCTTGGTTTTAAAAAAAATAATACTTTTTGGTTTTTTACAGAAAGTCAAATAAAACAAATAAAAGAATATAGCCCTATAAAACAATTTCAATCTAAATTTTACTTTTCAGATGACGGGGAATATTTAATTATTAACTCTAGAATGAATCAATACGAAAGACTACTTAAATAATAGAATCAAAAATGAACATACCCAAAAACTTAGAAGTAGCCGAAGTATTAAGGCAAAAAAAACTGTTTAAATCTGAGCTTAACGATATAAATACTAAACATTGGAAAGATATACATTATAAAGAATGGCAATGTATTTTAAAAGGTTTAGAATATATACCTATAAAGAAAGTTAACCCAAGACACAACCAACATAATAAAGTTAAAGTTATGCGTTTAAATGATGGGTACATATTCGAAAGTGTCGGAGATTGTAAGATGCAAGAAGGTATTCACGGTGTTCTAATGAGAAAATTATTAAAGGAAGAAACTAAGTATAAAAAAGTAATAAAATGATTAAAGAACCGGTACACTACGATAATGCAAACGGATCTTTGTATAAGTTTTGCGAAGATCATAAATTAAATAGCTATGAATTTGACATTATTAAACGAGTAATGCGTTGTAGAAAAAAAGGTAACTTTATTGAGGATTTGCAAAAAACAAAATTTTTAATCGATTTATATATTAAAGAAAATGAAACAATCTAAAAAATTATCGCTAATAGAAAGCATTAGTCAGACCTTTATAGGCTTAGGAACTTCTATTTTAATTCAAGTTATATTGTACCCTATTATGGGTATTCCTGTAACATTCAAGCAAAATTTAATAATAACCTTTGTGTTTTTTACAGTTTCAATTATACGTGGCTATTTAGTAAGAAGGATTTTTAATAAGAAATAATTATGATACAAATTACAAATGAAGATAACATGGATTTAATGCGGAAGTTCCCCGACAACTATTTTGATTTAGCAATAGTTGATCCTCCTTATGGTATTGGGATAAGTTCAAATCCAATAAGACAAAAACACAAAAAAAAGAATTGGGATAATGAAATACCATTAAAAGAATATTTTGATGAATTAAAAAGAGTTTCAAAAAATTATATTGTTTGGGGTGGTAATTATTTTATAGATTATTTAAATAATTCACAAGGTTTTATTATTTGGGACAAAAAACAACCAGAGAATTTTAGTTTAGCAATGGCTGAGTTTGCGTATAGTTCAATTCAAAGTCCTGCTAAAATATTTAGATATTCGGTTTTAAGTGAACAAGGTAAAATTCACCCAACGCAAAAGCCATTACAATTGTATAAGTGGATTCTTGATAAATACGCAAAACAAGGAGATAAAATACTCGATACGCATTTAGGTTCTGGAAGTATTGCAATAGCTTGTCACGATTATGGATTTGATTTAACAGCTTGTGAATTAGATAAAGAATACTACGACAAAGCAATGGAGAGAATTAAAAATCACATGGCACAAACAAAATTATTCTAAAATGAAATAAACAAAACACACCCTAAAAGATAAGTTCTGGGGAGAAATGATCTTTATAAACAATTAGTGAAAAATAGTAGCTAATTGTTTTTTTTGTTTTATATTTGTTGAGTAGTTCGTCCGACATTAGAACTTAAAAACATTAGCCTTTTTAAATGAGAGTACCCGTCGGACGGTATTTGATTTTAGAAAGGCATTTTTTATTTAAATAAGTTATGATAAAAGTATTAAAAGAAGACTCTGAAAATTTTAAAAAGTTAGAGTTATTAAACGAATTTATGTCAAGTAAAGGCATTGAAATTTATACAACTGCATACAAAGGAATAATTTATAAAATTGGAAACGATTATTTTAAATATTCATCTGAAGGAGATATCTGCGAAGCTTTACCGCCTTTTCATGATGGTAAATACATTTTATGCGATGAAAATGGTAATACTGATTTTTATAATTAACTAAATAGTTTATCCGTTCTAATTAAAAACGGTTATTATTATGGCAATTTTCATAAAACTTATAGACTTTAGAGGCGAACCAACTTTTGTTAATTTTGAATTAGTTTCAAATTTTTATTACTCAAGCAAAGAATCAATGACTATAATTGTTTTTGACGAACAATATATAGAGAAGGTTAAAGATAGCTTGGAAGATATAAGAAGGAAGCTGGGTAATGTAGGTGTAATAATTAATTAATATGAAACCATACCCAGACCAAGAAAAATCGATACAAGAAATTTTAACGGGATTTGAAGCGCATAATAGGCAATTATTTTGTTTGCCAACTGGAGGAGGTAAAACAGCATGCTTCTCTTTTATAGCACAAAGATTTATAAAGAAATACGGTGGAAGAGTTTTAGTGTTGGCACATCGTGAAGAATTAATAAACCAGACGTTAACAACACTTAGGACCATAGGAGTTACTTGCGAAAGCGTAGTAGCGTCTAAAAAGAAATTACAACATCATAGTAGCGTTTATGTTGGTATGGTACAAACATTGAAAAATAGATTAAAAAATGATACTGATTTTTTAAAAGACGTAGGACTTATAATAGTAGATGAGTGTCATTTACTTATGCACCATGAATTATTTGATTATTTCCCTGATTCTAAGATTTTAGGAGTTACAGCAACACCTACTTTATTAAAGAAAATTAATTTTTCTAAGTGTTCAGTTTGTAAAAAAGATTATGATATCGTTACTGAATGCTGTAATTATGAAACTTATGAATATACAAGAAAATTTACTCTTTCAGAAATTTACGAAAATATAATACTTGGGAAGTCTATTTCTGAATTAATTATGGATGGTCGTTTGGTTCGTGACATGGTTTATAAAGTAGGTGGAGTTGACAGGGCCACATTAACGGTAGATAGCAAAACAGGTGATTTTGATACAAAAAGTAGCAATGAAGCGTTTGGCAGAACTGTATTTAATGTTGTGAAAAACTATGAAGAACTATCTTTTGATAAAAAGATTATCATTTTCAACCCTACTACGGAAATAAATATGGCTTTATATTCTCAATTCATAGAAAAAGGATATGAAAATGTAAGAATGTTTGACAGCGTGAACTGTAAGAAATCAGAACGTAAGCCAATAATTGAATGGTTTAAAAAAACGCCAAACGCTATCTTATTAAATTGCGGAGTATTCACAACAGGATTTGACGAACCAACTATTGAATGGGTAATGTTAAATCTATCCACTTTATCACTTTCAAAGTATCACCAAATGATCGGGCGAGGTGGACGTAAATGTGATGATATTTACAAACCGTTTTTTGGGGTAATTGATGGCGGAGGTAATACGGACGAGTTTGGTAAATGGTCGGATGAGGTAGATTGGGAATCTATTTTTTATGGCTCTAACGAGAAACCAAAGGCAAAAAAAGAAGCGTTAGATCAAACCAAACAATGTACCGAATGCGGAATGATTCATGCTAAAAACTTATTAGAATGCCCTGAGTGTGGTTTTGTTTATATCGAGATAAAAAAAGAAATATCTGTAAGTGATGAAGTGGCTCAATTAATTGACGAAATACCAAAACCAAACGGAAAAAAAATAGTTCAGTATGTACAAAAAATTGGACGTGATAAAAATTTCGCATGGGTAATTTTACAAAATCAAATACTGGATTTGTTTATCAGACACGAAGTAACTTTTGGAACTTATGAAAAAGCAGAAAAAAATGGCAAATTTGAAACATCAATGCGAAATATAATAAAAGAGCCTTACGCGTCTATTCAAGCAAGCGAATTAGAGGGGACGAATTTGAGAACAAAGTCATATATTATCAATAAAATAAAATCAAAACTAAATGATTATTACACCAGAAAGTAAAATACAACAGCAATGCTTCGATTGGTTCAACAATACTTATTGTTTGAAACATCACAAGCCTAGATTAATAATACATAGCGTACCAAACGGAATACCTATAGATATGCCTGCAAAAGAAAGAGCCAGAGCATTAGATTTATTACGTAAAATGGGTATGGTTAACGGAATAAGTGATTTAATAATTCATGGGGTAAACGGCAGATGCATTATGCCTGAATGTAAAACAGCTACAGGATCTCAATCACCTGAACAAAAAGAGATACAGAAGCGAGTAGAAGATCTCGGAGGGATATATTTTATTTTTCGTAATTTAGAATCATTCAAGATTGAAATACAAAAACATTTAGTATATTTGCTGAACCCGTAAGAGCTACGGGTTTTTTATTCACTACAAACGTAAAAAAATTTACAAATTATGAAAAAAGCACAAATATTTCACAATCATTTTCAAAACTTTAAAACTTATGCTATACCTAAAGCGCAGTTAATAATAGCAGACATACCTTATAATTTAGGAAACAATGCATATGCTAGTAATCCAGCATGGTATAAAGATGGAGATAATCAAAATGGAGAAAGCTCATTAGCTGGCAAAAGTTTTTTTGATACCGATGAAGATTTTAGACCCGCAGAATTTATGCATTTTTGTAGCACAATGCTAAAACCAGAAAAAAAAACAATAAAAATTGAAGGAGTAGCAAGACAGAAAAGCGATGCTCCTTGCATGATTATTTTTTGCGCATTTGATCAGCAAATGGATTTAATAGAACTAGGAAAAAGATACGGGCTTAATAATTATATTAATTTAGTTTTTAGAAAAAACTTTTCGGCTCAGGTATTAAAAGCAAATATGAAAGTTGTCGGAAATTGTGAGTATGGTTTGGTTTTATATCGTGATAAGCTGCCAAAGTTCAATAACAAAGGAAAAATGATCTTTAATTGTATGGACTGGATTATTGACGACAGCATCACAAAATTACACCCAACGCAAAAACCTGTGAAACTACTCAAAAGGTTAATAAGCATTTTTACTGATGTCGGGGACGTTGTAATCGACCCTGTTGCTGGTTCTGGAAGC